CCAGTACCAAAAGAAGACAAGACAGAGTTAAAGAAATTACCCCGTACAGCCTGCATCAAAAGATTAGGTGCATCAGGACGCCCATCATAAAGTGGACGGAACTTAGTAAAAGAATGAAGAATGTCATCATTCAATTTAGAAATGCTGTTAATTTTACCATCAGTCATTTCATAAAGTTCCATCAATGCTTCAGCAGTTTTAGGATGAGTGTTTTTAAGATAGTCAAGACTTTCTCCAAATACCTTTACTTCCTCTTGAACACTGTTGATAATATTATTTAATTCACTAGGATCTGTTGCAGCAACTTGTGGTTTGATGCCTTTTTGTGATAGTTTGTTGAACAAACGTGAAGTAGATTTTTTCTTTTGAGCGTAGTAACGACTGACACCTTGCAACTTCATCAGGTACATTAGGTTATCTTTAACACGCTCTTGTGCATTAAATACTGCCCTAGAGCCTCTGTTAATCCTCATACCTTCTGCAATGTCAGCTATCTGTCCACCAAGAGAAGTAGCTAGATAAGATTGAGCACGGGCAATATCCATGCCAGTCATGTCATCGCTGTAATTAGATACAGCACGGAATAAAGAAGCATAACCTTCTTCTGCTACATATTCGACACCATTATCACCTTTAACAATATAAGGATCAAGGATCTCTCTAAGCTGTTTTACACCCATAGACGGGTCAAACAATTCAACAGCAAGATTCTCACCTTGAGCTACAACATCATCAAATTTAATGCTCCAGTTCTTAGCTTCCATGCCATACTCATCAGCATCTTTAAGTTGCTTTGTAAGACCCAAGGTAACTTCTTCAGACCCCATAGGTGTACTAGCACCATACTTAATAGCAGGTGGGCTGGCTACTGAACCTAAACGACCATAAACAGTGTCGTAGTTCTTAGCAATACGTACAGCATCAAGACTTGCACCAATGACGCCAAAATCATCCACAGCACGTTGTCCTACCTCATTCCAATCATAAAGATCGTGAACACCTTTAAGTGAAACGTCCATATTAGGGTTCTGAGATAAGTTATAAGCACCAAGTTCGTCTAAAGCGTCTTCTTGTTTTAGTGCATAACGAGTAACGTCATCTAGATCATCAGCAACAGGAGTTGCAGCATCAATCCATTTCTGTGCTTTAGGTGTTTTACCGATAAGTCTGGGAGCATCAGCAAAGATGTCCTTTACTTCCCCCACAGCTGAACCAAATTTACCAAGAGAACCAACAAAAGGAATAATAAAACCAAGAGCTAGGTCTTCATTAATGTTCTTTTGACGTTTAATATCAGGGCTATCAGTGTCAAGGGTTGCCATGTTATCTGGAATAAAATCCCATTGAGGTGGTAGGGCTTTTTTAACCGCACCAGTGAGATTATCACCTTCCTCATATTCAGAGCTGACAGCACCTACAACAACACCAGATGCAGCTTCTACGCCTCTAGCGCCAAGAAAACGCATGAACCCAGTATTGCCAAGGCTCCATCCGACACGTGCTTGTGCAGCTTTACCAGCTGCCATACCAAGACCACCTAAACCCATAGTAGGAAGGACAACAGAAGAGATGCTTCTAACTGCTTCTGCTACGTTGTTTTCATACTTTGATGCTTTAGGAATCTTTGCGCTTTTAGGTAAAAAGAAGTTTGTAAGGTCAGTTGCAAAATCAACAACGCCTTGAAGAGCAGCAACATCTAGTTCGCCGCCTTCACGGCGCATTCTTTCTAAATCAAGCTCCCCATCAGCAGTTCTGTAGGGAGTTGTTGGTGAACCCGTAAGTTCAGCGGGAGGTTGTTGCGATTGTGTCTCTACCGTAGTAGGTTGTTCTAGTTGAGGAGTAGGAGCATCAGCAGCTTCTTCAGCAACTTGTGCTTCAGATTCACGTGCCATCCGCTCCATACGAGCATTCTCTACATTCTGTTGAATCTGTTGCATAGATTCTTCAGAACGTGATTGCTCCATCTCTTCATCAGTTAGAACATAATCCGCTTCAAGATCTCCGAAGTTTAGATTACTCATTAGTTTCTAGCTGTTGTTCCGTGTAAAAATGTGTACTGTTCTCCATTAGGTAATTCAATTGTCAATACATCTCCGTGTACTGAAGGTCTTGTACCAACAATTCTAGCACCGTTTTTAAGGAATACTTTAGTGTTAGCGTAAAGACCATAATCAATACCGTGTGACCCTCTTACAGTATGGCTCGCAAAATCACCCGTAATCGGAACTTTACTTAAAGGTACTGTACCAAACTCTGGATCATCTACTTCAACATAATTGTCGAGAGCATCCGGTGAAAACTCACCACCACCTACTTTTTTTACATCTAAGTGGGCGCCGGTAGAAGTAGGACCGATGTTACCAGATACATACGCAAAGGTTCTACGCATGTTGTTAGGGTCTCGTAGCGGCTCTTGTAAAACCTCTGCTTGACCACGATCGACACTACCAACTGTAGGAAGATCAGTAAACAACCTTTGAGTTTCAGGACGTGCGTTATTAACAAGATCTAACGAAGGACTTTGAATAGGCTCAATTTTGTCTTCATTAAATTTATTGAAGGCATTAATTTGGCGGTTAATTACTTCCATTTCTGATACACCTAAAAGTCTTGCAGCAGCTTTTATTTCAGGAGTAATAAGTTCAGCAATACTACCACCAGTATAATGTGTTTGAGAAATATTACGTAGATTAGGAGCAGGTGCGATCAGACCAGGGCTATTCAAAGCACCAGCCCCTATAGCACCAATAGTATTTTCAATGCGTTCAATGTTTGCATCAATTACAGTGTCATTACGGTTTTGTTCCTTTTTAATGTTCGGATATACTGAACCGTTATTAGCTCCATACTCACGGTAATAAAGACCAGTCTCATCACCTGCTTTAGATTTAGCTAGTTCAGATTGATGATTCTGTCTAGCATAAGCAAGTGCTGCAGTTGGATCATTATTATTACGACTCAACCCTTCTTTATACCAAGCAGCAAATTGCTTTTCCATGAATTGCTGTACTTCTAAAGCAGCTGAACTAGAACTACCTTCAAGTGAATCTTTTGCAATTACCTTGGCATCTTGCTTTAAAGCTTTCAAAGTTTCTTGATAATCCCTACCAAATTTACTTGTTTTGTTTTGTTCATTTAGTAGTTCTTGAGCTTGGGCACGCATCGAAGGGTCTTCAATAGACAATACATTGCCTTGAGTCAGTTGACCGTCACGTGCAAGTTGTTGTACTGCTTGAAGTTTTGCTTCAGCTTCTTGTTTGTTTTCAGCTAAAGTACTACGTTGTAAGTCCAACAACTGAGGTGGTACATAACCTTCGTATTTATCTTTAAACCCTTTAATTGCTGTAGCAAGGATGTCTTGATCTTCACGTGCACCAGCAGCTGCTAGCTGTTCTAAAAGACCAGCTTTAATAGAACGGTAGTCTTGGATAGCTCCATTTTGTCGGCGGCTTTCTTGTGCTCTAAACGCTGAGTCTCTAGCATTAGCTAACGTTTTTCTAATTTCTATAGCTCGTTCTTTATGATCTTCTCCAAAAGCCCCACCTCTAGAACCAATGTTAGCACTAAACAAAGCTTGTTCATCATAAATAGGCGCACCATTTTCATCAACCTCTTGAACAAGTTTTGTTAAATAGTCATGTGCATCTTTAAAGTTACCTTTTCGTGTAACAATATCAGGCCAATTTTCTTCAATCCAAGCTTTTCTTTCAGCAGGTGTTTTAAGTGAAGCAAGAGTACTATTAAAATTTACATCTGCTTTATAGTCAATGTTTGCCAGTTGATGTTTTTCTGCAATTTTTATTGCGTTTTGATTTTCTCTGAGCATACTACCTAAAAGACCGCTCTTTTGTAGTAGTGCTGGATTAGTACGAGTAAGTTTAGATAAATCTAAAAACTGCTGCATAGTAGCTGCAGNGACTATACCAGTTCTTTCTGCATCATTCGCTGCTTGAGTACCTGTAAATTTATTACCTTGTGAATCAGTATAGATTTTTGTATCGTCTAAGAATGCGTTACGAAGAAGTCCACCATACTTTTTACCGAGAAGCTCAAAAGTAGCAACCTTTGCGCCATAATTTAGGTTACGAATTTGCTCCCCTAATATGCCTATTTCTAAAGGGTTTGCTCCTTTTTCTTTTTCTTCACCCAGCTTAGCGTAAGCTTGAACATTCAATGCAGACTGATCCTTCATCAGCGCAGTGATTGCTTTAACACTAGGAGCATTATCTCCTAGCATCATCACTTCATAGTAAGCTCCTTTCCATTTTTCGTGAAGTCTTTCAACTTCAATCTCTTGTAACTTTTTACTTGCTGTAAGACTTAAGTTAGAGATGTCTTTAAAGATTTTACCTTGATCACGAGTGTCAAGTTCAAACTGACGCATTGCTGCGTTGTTTTGTGTTTGAATGTCGTTTAGCTTTGTTTGTAGATTTTGTTGCTCAATCTTAGCATTAGTGCTAGCTTGTTGTGATTCAATTTGAGCATTCTCTTTCATCGCATTAGCGATGTCATTGCGATTAGAAATTACAGCATCACGTTCTTCACGTAATCCTTTAGTAATTCTATCTGCGTATTCTTGTAGACGGGATTCACCACGCTCAGATATTTGCTCTGGTCTAAATGCTCCGCCTCTTGCTGATCGTCTGTATTTAGCCATAGTTAGCTTTGAAATGAATATTGAGAATATGTATTCCCTGTTAGTGATGGTGCGTTTGGGTTAAAAGTTTGTTGAGCTATTTGGTTAGAAGATCTCCAATCAATAGTAGCCAAATTACCAGCAGCACTAGCAATGCCACTAATCAAAGGTGCATACACATTCTGTTGTGGTGCCGGACCAACCATACCAGGAATAACTTTCATAGGCTCAAGCCAAGTAGGTTCAGGTGGTTTCACAGGTGCAGGGATGTCAGGCAGTCTTTCAGGACGTATCATGCGTGCAGCTTCGACCCTAGCATCTGCAGCATATCTACCCAAGCGTATATCAAACATACTTAGGTTTGACTCTTTAATTTCACCAGTTAAGCTAGCATCCAAAACAGCAATGTCTCGTCCAATTTGTGCAATATTAGATTGAATGTTCTTGGCACGTGAACGACCAGCTTGACCTAAACTAGCCTTACCTGCTGCTTCTAGCTGTGCTACCAATAAATCTTGACGTTGAAACGCATATTCAGTACGAGCATCTTCAACTGAAAGCTGCTCTTTGTTTAAACCCTGTTCTTCAGCAATACGATTAAACGTAAGCTGATTTTCAGAGTTTTGGACGTTCATCATATATTTTTGAGCATCTGTTTTTTCTTGCAGTGCTCGAATTTGCGTTTGATACCTCCAATTTGTTAAGGCAGTTTCAAAATTATAGTTAGCTTGTTTCCTATAATTCTCTTTGTCTACTTCAAACTTTTTTTTGTTATATGCGTTAGTAGCGTCAGCTATTTCTTCAAGGCGCTCTTGTTGCTCTTCCGCTGCTTTTTCAGCTTCTCTGTTTGCTGCTGCCGCTGAAGATGCACCAAAAATACCCCCAATGATAGAAGTCGCAGCACTGATGCCAGCAAATACTTCTGCGATCGTCATTTCCAGTCCAGATTCAGCAAGCTGTTCTTCTAGAAGATTAAAGTTTTTATTCAATTCAAACATTAAGTCCTCCTATAGAATCGGGGAGAATAGTTACCTTCCCACATCATTGATACCAAAGACACAGGGTATGGTTGATTGCTTGTCACTTGTAGTTCAAAATTAATGTTACGTTGGTGGATAGGTACAACAAACTGGAACTCTGGTTTAACTGGTTCATCATTAGCACCGTATGTTTCAACACTTGTAACTTCTTTAACATCAACCCATTGTTTAGAATTAGTTAATTTAGTTTTAAATGTTACAGTACCTGTTCTACCGACTGATACTTTAGCACGTGCAATTGTTAGATTTGCAGTAAAATCTTTTTGTTGTTCGTTTTGTTTAAAGTAAAATTTAGGTAAAGTTACTTCATAGTCATAGTTATAACCAATAACCATACCGTCTTCTAAAGTAGTCAAATCCTTAGCTACTTCAAAGTAAGGGTTACCAGAACCATCTGTTTTAGCAACACAATCAAATGAATACCCTGCATCAATACTTGGATCAGCAATCAAAACTGTACCTTTTTTATTACTAATTGGTGTAAAAGGTGTGTAGATTAATGTTACATCATTACTGTCATCATAAACTACAGCACCACTACCATAATCAAAAGGGCGAGTGGCAAGGTCTAAACAAGGATTACCGTCGCTACCGCTAACAGTTGCTGTTACTTTACCTGTAGGTAGCTCATCCAAAGTAATAGTATTAATGGTGTACTCATCTTCATGTTGAGAAACAATAACAAAATCGTCACCAATAATATCAGCAGATTGGATAGTACCGGTCAGTTCCCATTTAGTCCATGCTGCCATTACATCTTCTTTACCGTTGTTATAGAAACGATAAATATAAATGTAAGAAGATTGTTTATCAACAAGAGCAATTAGTGAGTTCTGTGGGCTAACAATTAAACTATCAACTGTACTTGGTATCCATTCAAGTACAATCTTACTGATGTCTACAACAGTAGGCGTCTCTTCAATGCCACGTAGTTGCATATAAAACAACTTACTGTAACCAGATACCTTATTGACAAACGCAAAGGTAGTACCAACATCTACAGGTGAAATGTTAGTGTCTAATTCATAACTAGCTAGTGTACGAATTATAGTAGTAGATGGTGTTAGTACGCCTGTTTCAGTAGCTAGTACGATAAACTGCTGTTTACCACTGAATACAACAAGACCTTGTGGTGATGGCAAAACATCACTCAATGTAACTGGCCTAATGCTTGACACATTCACATCAATTGGATCTGAATCAATCTGTGTCAGTGCTGATTTAGCAAAGAAGTTATAAGCATCATTGGCAACACTCATGATGATGTTATCTTCAGACAACACACCAAACCTATTGTTATAATAGAAAGAAGCGTTGATAGTATTACCAATAAAAGAAGGTTCAGGATTAGTTACACCATCACCAGTTAGCCTATCATTCCAAGTAATTGGACCAAAGGTAAAGCTAGTCGCACCAGTATTGATTAGTGCATGAGGCATAGTAGATGCATCAATGCTAACTGCTACATCACGTGCTACTGTTTCTTTCCAATAACCACGACCCTTCTCACCATTGTAGGCTACATACTCAACATAATAATCATCAGCATCAGTATCACTATTTAGAATAGTTACATGATGCCCATTAAAAGATTCGATAGGAAGTTTAGAGACATCAATAACACCATCTTCAAATACTTCCAAAGAGTCGTTATTAAGACCACCTTTAGCTTCAATGGTAAACGCTAGTGGTGTGCCAGTAAACGTACCGTTTGTGTTTTCATAGTCAGTTAGTACTTGATTTGTACCGCTAAATCTTTTAATTACTAGGCTATTAGTATAACCTTCAATACACCAAGTACCATCAAAATCTGTATTAGCTGCAGCTTGTTGCGTAGTAATAGTATTAACAATATCATCCACCATATGATGATTAGTATTAATGTTACCACTATCATATAGCAACATGTCATCAAAGGTTGTGGAGTTCTGTGAGGTAGATACAGAAGTTATACCTTGAATTGTTACTGTGTAGTCATAAGTAGCTACAAGTGTTATCAACTTAAGAGTAGCTACTGAATTAGCAACAAACGTACCAGTTGCACCCATAGCAGTTGTAACCGATCTGTTCGTAACAATAGTGGTATCTTGGATGCTACGGAAATGATAATGATCTGAGTTTGTACCAGTCAGATAACCAGTGCCTGTATTGGTAACTGTACACCACGTACCAGTGTCTGTAGTCCAAACATATACATTGGTACCTTTAATGGCAGCTACATAAGAATCACCTGCACCTCGATCAATATACGTCCAAACAGCACCATCTAATGCAGCCTTGTTAAATGGATTACCGCCTGCATCTTTTAGCTGGTTAATATACTGCATACCAGGTCTTTTAAGAAGACCATAGGTAGGATCAGGATAACCATTAATGCATTCAGATACCTGACCGTCTAGCTTTTTGTCATCATTTTGTCTTGATACACCACCTAAAAAGTTAGGGATTTGTTGTGTGATTGCTGGCATTATCGAATCAGGGTATTGAAAGGACTGTATGCTTTATAATAGTTACCGTTCTGTGGTGCACCAAAGAAACTATGGTCACCTTGATTGCAGTCATATTCAAGAGCCATTGCCCTTGCATACGCTTCTTTCTGTTGCAGCATTTGGTATTGATTAGGATCACCAATAACCCTACTAGATACAATAGCTGCAGCACGTGCTACGATATAAGCTTGAATAGGTTGAGGGATGTTTTCATATGCAAACTCCCACAAAATATCCAAGTAAAGTGTTTCATCTGTATTCCAGACATCAGTATGAGTAATGGTATCATAAAGGACACCACCACGGTTTACAACATTACGACCAAGATTATTTACATAGTCTTGGCTGAGGTCTGCTTGGATTACATTATTAGGAATAGTGATCTTTTTAGTAGAGGCATCAGGTTGTAACCCATCGTAGTTACGTTCTGTGTTATAAACCCAGCCTTCTGATTGTACTTCACGTGTGACTTCAGTTAAAGTATTATAAGCAATCGCAACGTCCGGGTTGGTTTGTGTTTCTACTTCATAAGAAACTACAGCTTTATTCATTGTAATATTACCCGTTGCACTAGACGACAAATTTAGTGTGTAGTCATATGCAAACGATGTAGCACTAGGTGAAGAGGCAGTAACAACAGTCGTGTTGTTTGTTACACCTACACCAGAAATATAAGTACCAAGTTCAAGTACTTCATCAGTACTTAATACAGTACCAGTAATAGAACCAACAAAGCTACCAATCTGTTCAATGGTATAAGTAGTTTCAGTTGCCAACGTGGTTACAGGAGCCTGACCAACTGACGCCAGGATCTGATTAACAGCTTGTAGTTCGGTGTTTGGGCCAGTGGTAGGATAAGGCATAATTGATAATGAGTTTTATTCTCAATAAAAAATTAAAAAAAAGGAGCCCCGAAGGGCGGACGAAGTACGTCCACCAAGAGGCTCCCAAAATAAAGATCAGAATGCAGAAGGCTTGGTGTCGGTAGCATAAAGCTCAACAGCAGCAGCAGGATTCAGGTAATCAGCGCCCATGGCGAGACGACCCAGGATCACATCACCCTGATAGATAACGGAGACATCGCCGCTGGTGACTTGCACCTGAGGGGCGATAGCTTCCACACAACCAGCAGCTTCACGCTGGAAGATCAGACCACAAGAAGTGGCGCCGACTTCAGCAGCAGTACCGTAGTCGTTGTTAACACCAGAGGTAGCATCAGAAGCATCCTCAAGAGTAGTGCCAACGAAGGAACCGGTGTTACCAGGATCAGCAACAGCACCGCCGTAGTTCACACCATACTTACCGAAGAACGGAATGTTCATCGACTTGTAGATCTTGATACCAGCGATTTCCACGATACCTTCACCACCTTGCAGTGCGGTACCTTGGACATCACGGTTGATCAAACCGTTAGTACCGACAGCTTGAATCAGCTCATAGTACTGACGGGGGTTCAGGACAGCAACACGACCGTCGGAAGACACACCCTTTTCATCCAGAGCAGCAGCGGCATCATAGAATGCAGCAACCAGCTTGGCAGAGTCATAAGCATCAGCTTCCGCACCAGTACCAGTACCGACTTGAATCTGAGTACCACCGGGCTCAACATAGCCAGCAGCAGTGATCGGAGAAGGTTGACGTGCACCACGAGTGATAGCACGGAAGATGTAACGGTCATACTTCTCAGCAAGAGCATAACCGATCTTACGAGAGATCTCCGAACGGAGGTCATAATGAGAAAGGGTCTCATCAAGGTCATACACGAATGCACTGGAGATCAGCAGATCATCGACCGTGATGGTCTTCTCAGCCACCGGGGGTGCATTGTTGCTATCACCCAGGATGCTGTTACCAGGAGTATGGAACTCACTCTTGGTACGACCGGTGTAGATGAACTGGAGAGACTTACCGTTCTTAAGGGTACGCTTCATCACCAGATCGCGAGCGATGGTGTTGTGCTGGAAGCCCTTGAACATCTCACCAGAGAAGAGTTTCAGATAAAGAGCGCGGGTATCACCCGCAAGGTTAGCCTGACCCAGCTGAGTAAGCTGAGCGGGGTTAAC